TTAAAACTCGAATTTCAACTTCCAAATTCCAATTTTTTGTTATTTGGAATTTCATTCAAACATCGTTATTGAGTCGTTCCAATAGGCTTCATCCACCCAGCGGTCATTCTCAAGCAGGTTCAACACGCGCTGCTCATCTACTGTAAAGCGTAGCACCGTGTGTTTTACGTTCTGGTCATCGCTCAGGTCGTCGTTCATCCCTATGAATCGCACCACCGGAATATCCACCGCCTCCACCGTGCCGCTGTATCCATCGAGGGCGCGACGCACGTGCCCCGATATCTCCACCGCATCAGCCATCAGCTCCGCAAACACGTTCACCTGAAACTCAGCCTCATCATAAGATGATGGGCGTTGCTTCGTGTCGTGTGGCAGCGTAGATATCAACTGGTAAGTGACCGCCGGAAAGTCTGCCGTCTGCGGCATAGCCACCGGGTAGATGCGCCCACCCGTGAGGCTGCTCACCTCGCTGTCGTTTATTAATATCTGTGCTACTGCTTTGCGTATCATTTAGCTGCGGCTTTAACGATTAATTTCTTTATTTTCCGCTCAAAGCGTTTTTCAATATTCTCTTTATTTTTTTCGAAAGCCGGGCGCATAAACGGCTGTGCCGGGGTGCTTCCGGTGTGCGTCACCTTCACCCATTTCCCGCCAATTTTCCGGTATTGCGGCTTCCGGTATTTTCGCGGCGCGGTGCCAAACTCAACCAAGTGTCCGTAAAAAACATTTGTGCTTTTACGGCGCGGCCCTACATAGATAAAGAGCTGGGTTTTGCTTTGTGGATTGATATATCCAATAGCTTTTTTCAGCGCACCGGTTCTAACGGGCGCCATCGCTTTTGCATCGCGTTTCATCGGAGCAGCGGCAAAGCGCAAAGCCTGACGGATGGGTTTAACCTTGTTTTTGATTTTCGCATCATCAAGGCGTTTTACCACATCTTCAACCCCTTCAATCCTAAAGTTGGCCGTGTCTCTTATGGCTGTTCCTTTTATCATCCCACGTATTTTGTTGTGATTTCGATAATACGGTCGTTGATAATTTCGACATTAATGATGTCGTAAGATTCCCCGTTGTGCCTCAGCTCGTCGCGGGTGGTGATGTTTTGCCCGGCATCGCGGATAGTCCAAATCTCGCGTCTGGTGTACACCTTTTGCTTTTCTTCGCCCACCCCTTCCACATCTTCGCGACCGTCGACCTGGCTTTTGGCTGCATACTCCTCATATTTCAACGCATAAGAAGGCACCTCTTCACCGTAATCATTACTGGTAAAGTCGTAACCGTAAATTTCTATGTCGTATGAATAATCTGAAGCACGCATTTTGTTTTTATTTAAGCATTAGGAATCCTGTGATTTTTAAATACTGTTTCAGCGCCAAACGGAATCTTTTCCACGCGGCGCCCTACCAGCACTGCTTCGCGATTTTCGAAATAGTGCGCAGCAGTCATTTTGATAGCTTGCAACACATCATCGGGCACCTCATCAACTGCCCACCCGGCATCATACTTTGCTTCAAAAGCATCGGGGCGCTGGTAGGTGTCTACCAATTTCCCGTCAAGGAAAAAGAGCACCGCCGGGAGCTTGATTTTATCCACCACAAAATCGGTGTCGAGCGTAAGCGTCTGCTGTGCGTTGTCGGTGTCGTAATATTTCAGGCTGGTAAACGTGCTTACCTTGCCACCCGGCAGCCGAACGTATCTTTCATAAGCATCGAATGTGAAAGTTATTCCTGCTGTGAGCACCTGGCGGTTCATCATCGCTTCGGCCATACCGATAGCGGCTTTAATCAGCGTCTCCAGCATTCCATCCCAGCGTGTTTTGGCGGGCGGGATTTCGAGGTGTGCTTTCATATCAGCCACGCTTAACAACGTTAACTGGTTGGTGGCCGGTGTGCTAACAGTGTATCCTTTCATTATTTCTGCTCTTCAAAATATTCAATAATCGCATTCGCGGTGGCTTTGCCAATTCCTTTTATGTCCTGGAGCATTTCGGCATCCATTCTCACCAGGTCATCTACACTGAAGTCAGCAAGATATTGACGCCCCGGAAGGTCTTCAGGTAAGTCGGAGGCTTCTTCGGTGGTTACTTCCATAATCACATCTTTATCAAGAAGCGGCTTCGCTCGCTCATCGGTAAGCTGAACAATATCACCCTTCATTGAGCCGTGACCGTATTGCGTTCCGTGTTTTTTAAATTGATAGTTTTTCATTTCTGTTTATTTTTATTTGGTTTAAATAATTCCCAGCTACTATTCTTCGCCGGGAATTAATCGAAAGGCATCACCCCTTCTTGCTGCTAAGCAGCGGCTTTTATTGCTCCGTTTAACAGGAAATCCGCCTACTAACTCTAAGCAACAACAACAGTAGCGGATGCAGGAATCGAACCTGCTCCTGTAGGTTATGAGCCTACCGAGTTAACCGTTTCTCCTATCCGCAATATTTTTAAGAACTTTTTTTATCCGCGTAATCCGTCAAAAACCTGTGGATTTTGCGTTTCTAAAAAAAGAGCCGCCGCGTGGCGGCTCTCCAAACTAACCACTAAAAATCAACCATGAAAAACCTAACCCAAGTTTAGATCGGCTGCTATTGCAAAACTTTCTTCGCGCTTCAGGTCGATATCCCAGAAGGAATCAACTTGCAGCTCTGTTAAGCCTGTAGTTTTTGAGGTGTATGGGTCCACGATAATATCGAGGCCACCAAACTGTGCGATAATCAGGTCTTCCCAATTACCAAAAATCATCGCGCTCAAGTCCTCGGTAGTGTGCGTCCCTTCAGTAAGGTTGCTGGGCACGTGGTTGGTTACGTAGAAAGGATAACCATTCACCTCGTTGTTTTCGAAAACAAAACGACCGGAACCACTGTCTTTTGCCAGCGTCTTCAGATAACCGCGAACTTTTGCGTTCGAGAGGTAAGCCAGCTTACCCATGTCAGCGTTGTCCACTGCAATCTTAGTTTCAAACTCCACCATTTTTTCATGAGTAGGATTACCCGCTCCATTAGCTCCAAAATCTACGGTGTTGGTAATCGAACTGTTATTCAAAATACCCACCGGGTTGTCGCCTCCGGTTGCGCCATTGATGGCGGTCTGCTGCAACTTATTCATCGTTGCAAACAGCAAACTGTCGCGGACAATGCGTTCCACGTCAGGTGAAGATTGAAGCATCAGCTGCTTTGATATTTTAGTAAGCGCACTCAGGCGGTGCGGAGTCAGAGACACCTTGCTTGCGCCGATGTCTGAGGCACTAACCTCTCCCATTTCGCTTTCCCAGGTGGCAGTTACATCAGAGGTCTTTTTCGGAAAATCTACATTACCTGAAAGCCCGGTGATAAAATCGGCCCCCATTTGCGCCAGCACCATACGCTCGCGAAGGTTGTCGATAAATCCACGAAGCTCAGTAGGAACAAAATCACCTGCATCCACTTCACCAGAAACACCGGTTGCCGTTGCGGCACGCAGTTCTCCTTGGTTCAGAATTATGTAAGGAATCTGCAATCCCTGCCCTTGCGGGTTGTTGCGTTGTCCTTCCTCGTGCATCTCTTTTTCAAGACCGGAAAGGTTGCCGTTGCGATATTCGCGGATCGCTTTTACGAATGAAAACTTCCGTAAATCTTTCTTTCTTTTTTCTTCGTTACCGTGTTTTGGTTTCATCTCTCCTCTTTTTTCAGCTTCCTCGGCAGCTTCACGCTCGGCCTGCTCCTCGGCTTCGAGTTTCAGGTTGCGCTCAATCTGCTTGTCGAGCTTTGCCGTTTCTTTTTCCAATTCGCCCCAGCGCTTTTCTTCATCTTCGTTGAAGTCGCGCTCTTCCTTTTCGGCAGTTGCATTTAACTGCTTCATTTCGGCAGTGAGCCCTTTCTTCTCTTCTCTCAGCTCCTGAACCTTTTTCAAATACTTATTCATCGCTTTTGTATTAAATTAATTTTTCGATTTCTTTGATTTACTTTCATCTTAGGTGTCATACTGTTTTGCTGACGCAGATTATCGCGACTGCGCGCAGCAACTGTAGTGTCCTGGTAAGCAGGATATGTTACCGGGCTGACATCAATCAGCCGACTAAACTTCGTTATCACTCTCAAATCATTGTCCGGGTTGTCATCATCAAAAACCCAACGCTGCTCCTCCACTTGGAAAGCGAAGGATGACTGGTTAACATCGCCACTTTTAATCGCATCGTAAAGGTCGCGGGCATACTGGCGGTCGGGCGTGCGATATTCATAAATCAAGTCGCCATTATCGTTTAGCGACAGATTCAGCGTGCCGGAGGCCGTGCGCGCTAAAACCATGTTCGGATCGTGGTTGAAGAGTGCCCGCACATCATCGGTAAGCACCGCATCGAACGCGCCGCGCTCAATCTTTTCCTTCATATACCCAAGGTCGGTTACCTGCTCCACCACAGCGGCAGTGCCTTCCACGATATCCTCATCCGCTTCAGCGCGATGTTCTACCTTTACGGGAGCGGTGAAAAAACGCCGTTCCGCGCCTTCTATGTTTTTGATGTAATCTTTACGCTCCATTTTCTTTATTAATTTTTGTTTGGTAATATTTATCAATCATATCTTCCGGGATTTTATTGAGGTCAACATAATGGCGGTCGCCATTATCCGCGCTGTTCATATCTTCAAGTTTTAACACATCGTTTTTATTGAAAACGCCATGGTAAAGCATCTTATCATAAAACTCGGTTTGACTTTTAATGTCGCCACGCAACAGTCCTTTTACGTTGAATTTTATAAAATACTTCTGCTGGCGCTGTTCATCAAGCGTAAAAAGTTTACGCTCCAATTCCTGCTCTATTCGTTTCACCCAGCTAATAATCGTAAACTTCACAAACTCGGTGCTGAACTGCTCAAAGCTGTTATATCCACCCTGTTTGATTGCTCCATACACCAGGTGCAGCGGCACGCCAAAAAATCCCGCGATTTCCGCGTTCGTAAATTCACGACTCTGTATAAATTGCAGGTCTTCGGGCTTCAGCGCGAAATTCTTAAACTCCAGCCCCCCTTCAAGAAGCGGGGTCTCGTTAGCATTCTCCACTCCCTTTTTGGTATCCACCAAATCAGATTTTAATCGTTCGTAAGCATCATCCGATAAGTGTTCGGGTGTGGAATAGTATCCTGGCGGCATGCTTCCGTTTTTAAAGCTGTTGTTGCCATAGCGCTGCGAGGCAATGGCGGTGGCGAACCCTTCGCGGGCTGCATGGATAGGACTTAATCCGAGTTCACCATCGCCAAGACCTTTAAAGTGAAGGACATTATTTGAAGTTTGCAGCCCCGGAGCATCTTTAAAGCGGTAATAAAGTTTATGATTGTAGGTGTAAACCGTTACATCACTATTTTGATAAAGCCTTAAGGTATAGCCATCGCGACTGGTAATGATGCGGCTGTAGCTGTTGCCGCGGGTCAAAAGCTGATAAAGGACGGTTTGAAAATACACAAACTCAGTCATCATCTGGTTAGGGCGATGAATAGCAAAAGCTACATCGTTATCGATAAGCTGCTTTTTATCTCCGTTGGGTAGTCTTTCAAATACACCTTTGGGGAGTCCGGCGATGGTAGAGGCCAGCAAGTCGATAGACCGAAAAGCCACCATCAGGTTCGACACCGAATCTTCGTTTACATCGACCCCGGCGCTGGAAGTAGCACCAAAAACACGCTTCAGCCACTCTGCCGGATTGCGAAGCGTGGTAGTATCGCTGCGCGATTCCACGCTGTAAATTGGTATCCCTAAAATCCTGGTGATTTTTTTTGACATAAAAAACCCTTTAATGCTCAAAACTACATTAAAGGGTCGATATATGCAAGCGTAAACCAAGAAAGATATTAGTAAGTTATTAGATATTTATCAACAATTAATAGCGCAACATTCGCTTACATGCTTCTTTATAGTTGATTTTTTATTTTATTAATATCCTAATTTATTTCTGAGTGTTTCCATAAAAATCATTAGCACTTCCCATTTTTCAGTTTCATCTTCAGCATCGTTTAATGCTTTATTTACTTTTCTATCTGTAGATTCAGGAATTTTACCTTTATATAATTTTTGCTTTATATCCTCCCAGTGCTGTTCCGGAGTTTTATTTTCTTTATCCATAATCAATCTTTTTTTAGTTAAAAATATTTCTTTGTCTAATTCTTTGCAACAATGTTTTTTATTTTTAAACCCAAATCTTTAAAAATATTATTTATTAATCGTTGTTAATCAAATAATTATTTTCGTTTTTGTTTATTTACGAGTTATGCGCCATGCCGAAAGACCAAGATACATTCGTGTTGCACCCTGCTTTTGGCGTTTTGACCGAAACCCATTCTCGGAGTTTCAATTTTTATTTCGTCAATAATTTTCATTCCTAAATCTATTAATGTTTGCTTGTGCCAATCTACAACTGCCACAACCTGCCCCTTTCGTATATGGTCAGAAACATTCACAATCATAAGTCCATTTGGTTTTAATACTCGTAAACATTCTTTGTATATCTCAATATGCTTTTTTCGGTACTTTTTACCCCATTGCATCCTACCCGTATTGTTTTCGTTAAGTGGTCTGCCAAGAAAGTGTCTGTATGTAATTCTCTTACTTCCATCTTTCGCATCAAAATGGTCTGCCATTCTATTTCCGTATGTTGGTGAAGTGCATATAGCATCAAATTCGTGATTCGTAAATCGCAAATTAGCGGCATCACCAATGCACCATTCATCAACATCATAATTGGATGTGTCTGCCCATTCAGGTTCAATTTCATTACATACCACTTTGCCTTTAAATCCGTGTTGCTTTATAAGCGCAAGTTTCCCAACCCCACCAAAAGGGTCAAGAACATTATTGCAACCATTTAGTAATTCTGCAAATTTTGGAATGAAACTATCAGTATATTTTGCAGGGTGCTTAACCGAAGAAGGCACAGGCGCATAACAATTGCTATAAGCAATAGCGGTGTCCGTGCTATCCGAAAGTTTCTGCTGTTTATTATCGTTTGTCATATTTGAAAGTTTATCGTTTTTGATCCGCTACTGCTCATAGCACCATACGTT